CCCAATTGCAGGATTCCAGACGCACGCCATACTCGGCCATCAGCCACGAGCGAAACCCTTCCGGCTTGATTAATGGGTCCTCATTGGAGGATTGCCCGCCTTGGTGCATGTACCGATAGCGGCGCATTACACCTTTGACCACGTACTCGAGCTTCTCGCGCTTCGCCGCGGTCATGCGCTTGGACTTGGAGACGACCATGCCAAACACCTCTTCCTCCGCTGCCTCGCGGATATCGTCGCTACGGTGCGCGGCGTACATGTACTCGCCAAACACGCGCACCTGAGGGTGGAGCTTGGCAATGACTGACTGAATGTGACCGGCCACCGCGCTGTGTACGGCATGATTAGCGGTTGGCCCCCTCTCAGTGCTCTGGACCACCACACCCAACTGAACGACGTCCGAACTTTGGCCTGGCGCCGGGTTGTAGGTGCAGTCATGCCATGCCTGACGTGCCGAATTGATCTTCATGCTGCTCTCCCCTTCAGCTCTTTGGTCTTTGCCCGGTAAAGCGCTGTCAGCGCCTTCAGGTCGTCGATCGTGTATTTCTTTGGCTCATGCGGCCCTTCGAGCCATAAAACCTTTTCCTCTCCGATCCGCCGTATCAGCTCAGCCCTGTAATTCAGCAAGTCGCCTGACTTGTGCGTATTGCACGGAGCACATTGTTTCCAGACGTTTAGGGGCTCGAAGCGGATCGCCGGATGCGCCGATACGGTACGGTAGTGCCCCGCGTGCCATTGGCCTTCGTGGTGACGTCCACAGCTCACACAGGGAAGCAAGGCATCTCGTTCGCGCACCCATGCGTTGAAAGCCTGCTGGGTGTCCTTTAGGTGATCCGCCCTGCTCTTCAGCTTCTCCTTGCGAACCTTGATTTCGCGGCGCTCGCGCTGGGCAATCGACTTGCGCTGTTTCTCCTGCGCCTGGCGGGCCAGCACAACCGCGCAGTCCGGCGAGCACCATTTCTGAAAGCTGCGGGTCGGCGTAAAGGTTGCGCCACACCCGGCGACTCGGCAGCGCTTCGGCCGCATAGGCTTTGTTGATTGCGGGATCAAAGCTCACCCCCGAACTGAACAGACATGGGCTGAGCGTGATAGCCGGCTTCGAGGATGGTCGCCAATGCACTGATCAGAGCCTTGATGGTCTTCATGCCGCCTCACCCATGTTGCAGCGCATTTTCATGTACTCGCTGTCTTCCGGGTGCGGGAGGTAGATCCCGTACTCCTGCGCCCAAGCGTCGACGCAGCTCATGAAGGAATGCATCTCGCCCTTGTCGAGCTCGCTGGTGTGGCGCAGTTCGTAACGCTCGGTGACTTCGCCGGTCTTCAGGTTGATGTCGCGCACCGCCTCTTCTCCCAGAAAGGTGAGTTTCAAGTTGCGCTTCATGTTCTCCATGTTCATCGGCGCGCCGGTGGCGAACGTGGTCTTGCCCATGCTCACAAAGAACTGGGCTGCACACTCACACCACTTGTGGAACAGGGCGTTCTGAGGAAGGCTGCGGCTGGCGCCAGTGATCGTCACGTTGCAGGGAAATCCCTTGTTGCGGATCGCTGCGTTGATGTTTGAAAGCTCTGCCAGTGAGTTGATCCGGATCTTCTCAGCCATGGCTGGACTCCTCACTCAATGCGTTGTCGATAGCGGCATCAAGCTCTTCGGTGAACAGGCGGTACTCGTGCGGGCCGACCCATTCGCTGACCTGAATATTCGGTCCCGAACCAGTCTCTGTGCGCAACCACCTGTACCGCTCCGCATCCTTTCGCAGCGCTTCGTTCTCGGCCTTGAGCTGCTCGCTCTCATCCTTGGCCTGATCGCGTTGCATGCGGTAAGAGCGGGTTTTCCGGAAGTGAGCGTCATACACCCCCTGAATACGGTCTATCTCTGCCAAGTCAGATTCGACTCCAGCGCGAAGACGCTGATTCTCACGTGTAATGCGCTCAATTTCCGCAATCAGCTCCAGCACTGCGGCAGGGTTGGCGGCGAGCACCAAGTCCGCGTAGTCCTTGTTTTGGGCCATGAACTCGGGGAATGAGCGGTTCTGATGCACGTCGAAGACAATGCCGTTGTCGTTGCGGATGTACAGAGCGCCGTAGCTCTGCATGAACCTCAACGGCTGATGAGCCTTGCAACGCTCGGCGGTGGCTTTCAAATCCTGAATGTCGGTCATCTGAACAGCACCCCCGAAGGCTTTGGAGCAACGCGCTCGACTTTGTGGTTCAAGCCATAACCGGCAACCACGACGATGATGGTCAGGACGATCCAGATTCTGTTGGTCATGTCAGAACCCCTCCTTGCCGCGCTGCGACTCCCAATCGAAAGGGACAACCACCCCGCCACCCTCACGCAGGCGATCAACGCAACGTTCGCCCATCGCCAGCGGAAGCTGATCGCCGCTCAGGTTGGAGATCACCACAGTCGGTCGCATCTGCTCATACCGGCCGTTGATGATCGCGAACAAGGTTGTCAGCTCGAAGTCGCTCGGCTGCTCCTTGCTCACACCGACTTCATCGAGGACCAGCAGCGAAGGTTCGATAAGGCTGGACAGAATGTCGGCCTCGGACTGTTCGTTGTTGCGGTCGTAGGTCGCGCGGATCGACTGCAGGATCGAGCCGACAGTCCGGTACACGGCTGTGGCCGAAGTAGCGCGCATCAGATCGTTTGCCATGGCCGCGCCGAGATGTGTCTTTCCGGTACCGGGCTGGCCCAGCAGCATCAGGCAGCGACCGGTGCGCTCGATCTCGGCGAACGCGGCGACGTAGCGACGGCAGAACGCCAAGGCTTTGCGCTGGCCTTCGTGCTCGACCTGGTAGTTGTCCAGGGTGCGATCAGCGAAACGTTTCGGAATCAGAGCCGCGCCGAGCTTCTTCGCCACGGCTTCACGCTTGATCCGAATCTCTTCGGCGCGCTGCTTGGCTTCGCGCTCAGTGCGCTCCTTGCGTTCGCACTCAGGGCAGCGGCCGACGATCTCGCGACCCAGTAGCACGGTGACGCGCTGTTCGAACGGGCCGTGATCGTCGCAGTGGGCTGGCTGGATACGCTGGCCGGCGGCCTGTTTCACCTCGGACATGGCAATCACCTTTTCAGAGCGCATAGCTGCCGTCCTCCCGCTGGGTCAGGCCTGCGGTGTAGTCGCGACCGGCGAAGCCGTGGTGTCGTGATGCGGAGGGTGCAGCGGCTGGTTTTTCAGCGATGCGGTTAGCAATCCAGGCTGCCTTGAACCCCTGCCAGCCAGCGGAGAGCGCTTCAGTCATCGCGACATCAGCAGCGATGCCCAGATCAGCGCACTTCACCAGTTCGGCGTTCAGCGAGTTCCAGACGGTCTCGGTGACGGCGGCTTTTTTCTCCTTGCGCAGGGCCAGCCAGTCTTTGAGCAGGCCCTCGGTCAGGCAGTGAGGATTGTTTGCAAGCAGGTTGGTAAGGCCGAACGGCTTTTTGCGATCAGCCTTGGCCTGAGCCTTCTCAGCTTGGGGGGTAATAATCTCTTCCGAAGGAAGAGTTATAGGGGGTTCTTTCTTTTTATAAATAAGGGAAGTTGCCGTTTTGGTCTCACTCTTTTCCTGTCTCAGTGAGACGATATTGTCCCAGTGAGACATTTTGGTCTCAGGGAGACTCTGTTGTTTTTCTTCATAGAACACCCATTCCGACACAGGGGAAATGCCGATGTCGCCACGGCTTCCACCGACGCGGTAGATGATACGGCGCTCCAGCAGATGACTGATTGCCTTCGACGTGACGTCGCGGCGCATGTTGGTGTGTTTGCCGAGGTCGTCGGCAGTGAGGCGCTTCGTTTCGACCTGGTACCCGATTGTCTGACGGGCGATTGCCATGACAACACGAAGCTCGCGCGCAGGCAGGTCGACGGTGGAAAGCGCCTCCATAACTGAATTGTCCATTCGGGTGAACCCTCGGGACTTGTCAAATGAGACGATGTTTGTCATGATTTTTCTCGCTTACTGCTTTGCTGAAGAACCACCAGGCCCGGTGGTTTTTTTGTGTCTGAAATTCAGGCGACCTTTACGGACTGCTTGAACACTTCCAAGCTGACGATCACCTCGTCGGCTTCCTTGATCAGTTCCGACTTCTCACGCGAGCACACATGCCCGTCCGACTGTGCGTCGTAGGCCAGTCGAGTCACGTCTGCGAGATCTACGTGCAGGCGCATCAGCGCCGAATTCAGATCGGTAGGTGCAGGCTTGTCGCGGGCAACTAGGTCGAAACCAAACTCGGATGCCAAGGCAATCAGGGGGCGCATGTCGCCGGTGTGCAGCAGCACGCCGTACAAGTGCTCGATGGTCAGGTGGTGTGCATCGTTGTCGGGGTTCGCGCGCTGGAGCAGGCTTACATGCGGAACACCCATCTTCGCGGCCAGTGCTTTTGGCTCGTTGCCCTTGACCGCCGACTGGCACGCATCCAAAAAGTCTTCCATTCGTAAAACCTCGTTACGTTTTCCGTGGTGGCTCTGTGCCAACACCGGGATGATTCGGTTACTAACTGATCAAGGACGTATCCATGACCGACTCTTCCGAACTGCAAGGCGAGATAACCGCCCTTTGCTGCTTTGTGGGTGCCTTGGCATCCACCCTGCCCCTGTCTTCTCAGTTGAGGCTCTGGCCTGCGTTCGAGCAGAAGGCCAGTCAGTTACGTGATCAGTTGAGCCAAGAGGCTCTGCGCGGCTTCGAGCTGGCGACGATCTCGCTAAGCTCGAAGCGCGGTTAGGCGGCAGATTTCTTGGGGTGGGCTTCCGAGAGAAGCCAAGAGGGCTCGAACGGCTTCCCATTGGCTGATGCCAGTGCGGCGATCCGCTCGGCATACCGGGTTTCGCCGGTGTATTCAGTGCGCGGCAGGCACTCGGCGGTCAGCCACTTGTAAACGGCTCGCGGCGTTTTGCCGCATGCCATGGCAACCACCGGAACGCCGCCGGCGTCATCAATCGATTTCTTAAGCGGGCTCATGTGGCCTCCGGGCTAAATATGAACTTGCAGTACATGTTATGTCGGAACTGAAAGTACATGCAAGGGCATGCGATATTGAACCTATGGTTCAAATAGAAGAAATCCGCGCCGCGTTTGCCTACCGCTTAAAAAAGTCGCTTGCCGAGAAAGGCATCGATCAATGGGGTGCGGGCGCTCGCCTCGCTGAAATGACAAAGGTCACACCCAAGGCGGCCAGCAAATGGCTCAATGGGGAGTCGATACCCGGCCCGGCAAAAATGCAGGCGATTGCCGAAAATCTCGGCGTCAAAATCGAATGGCTTCAACATGGGTCAGGAGACGGGCCCGGGCTGCTCGTTGATCAGGTCGTAGCTGGTGATTCGTCGACTGCCGCTGACAAGATTCGGGAAATGCTGGCAGGCAAGAAGTTGGGCGAAGACCGCCTACAAAAGCTGCTGGCAGTGGCTGAAGGTACAGAGCAAGAAGGCACCATCGAGGTGCTAGTGAATGACGCTTACAAGCCCGGCTCGGGCAAGGTTGGCGATGAGGTATGGATTGCGCACTATGACGTGCGCGGCGCGCTGGGCGGTGGCGAGGTGGTCCACGACTACCCAGAGTTGCTACAGGACGTTCGCATCAGCCCCTCTCAACTACGCGCGATGGGCGTTGAGTTCAGAGAGCACTACCACCTAAAAATGGTAACGGGCTGGGGTCAATCAATGACGCCGACGATCAAGCACGGAGACCCCTGCCTGGTTGACATCAGCATCAAGGAATTCGTAGGCGACGGCATTTACTACTTCTCATACGGCGGCTTTCAGTACATCAAGCGCTTGCAGATGAAGGGCAAGGACAGATTCAAGATGATCTCGGACAACCGGAAGCATAAGGCCGAAGACATTTTCATCGATGAGACCTACATTCAAGCTCGCGTGCTGTTCGTGTGGAACGGAAATCTAGTCTAACCAGCCAAAATTCATCCATTTTTATGGTCTTTGCTTTAGGATTTAGAAGTGAATCAACAAACGGATTTTGAGGTCAGGCTTCCCCTAGCCTTCTATTACGAAAGCAAAACCCCACTCCCCATCCCTGACGTTATCAAGGCTCTGTCTGCTTTAGACCGAATGAGCCCTGCGATGCCGGCTTTCTTTTCATCGCTTAGCGGCGCACAGGTCCAGTCGTGCGAGCTGCGAGTCGAGAAAGTCGAGTCAGGTAGTCTCAAGGAATACCTGGAATTAGTGCTTAAATGTCTAAACCAGGTGGAGAAAGACAAGCTAGAGAAGTGGCTGATGACAACGAAGTTTGGTTCAGGTCTTAGGTACACAGCCATAGCTGGCGTTGCGGCGGCAGCTTTTATTGTGGTAGCAGCGAGCGCGGTTAGCCTGGTGGACAAGGCTGCTGGAAACAACGCTCCCAGTATTCAGGCGACGAACAGCGTGGTCATGGTGGCCGGACAAGATATGTTCAATTCTTCGCCGCAGCAGCTCAACAAAGCGATTGAGGCCGCTCTCTCTACAGACAGGAAACGCGTAGCAGCGGCTGCCTTAGACTTTGTGAAGCCGGCAGCAGGCCAAAACGGTGGCGCGATTTACGCTGGCGATGATAAATCAAGCCCGCTAGTTATCAGTCACGCCGCGTCGAGGGATGCGCCAGATAAGGCCGTCCTGTCGCCTGTTTCACAGGAGCTGAAGTACCAGAATGTGGAC